TTAATAATAAAAAATTAAATAAAAATTAGAAAATAATGGCTTCAACAAACAGAGTATTCGTAAGTCCAGGTGTTTACACATCAGAGAAGGACCTTTCGTATGTGACACGTCAAGTAGGTGTTACAACATTAGGATTAGTTGGTGAGACAGTAAAAGGTCCAGCATTCCAACCAATCTTCGTTAGCAACTACGATGAATTTACATCGTTCTTCGGAGGACAAAACGCTTCCAAGGTAAAAGACACAGGTGCACCAGCATATGAGTTACCTTATATCGCTAAATCATATTTATCACAATCAAATCAATTATTCGTTTCAAGAGTTCTTGGATTTTCTGGTTATGATGCTGGTTTATCATGGGGTATTACAATTGATGCTGCATTAGATGAGTCAACGACTGAAGCAATAGTTTCAGCTACGACTTACTCTCCGATAATTTCATATACAGCAACGACTGCTGGTACTGTTACAAACGTTGTATCTTCTGACCCAGCGATTCAAGCACTTTACGATGACGGGAAGTTAGATTCTCAATTCGCATTCTTAGCAACTGCTGCGACTGGTGCAACTGCTACTATTGACCCTGTGTTCTACAAAGACCCAGCTGGAACAAATATGTTTACTGGTTCATCTTTCAATCTTTATGTTGATTTTGTAGATAATACTGGTACTACATACAATGGTACTGCAACTGGTACTTCTATCACTTACTCTGGTGCTGGATATAGCGATGTTGAAAATCAATTAGTTGCTTTACTTAGGTCTAGAGGTAAATATGATGGTAATGAAACACTTAACTTTCAAGTGTCTGGAACATCAGACATAGGGTTTGACCCTTCATTTACTGGTGCAGAAGAGTCTCCATTAGGTAACTTTACACTTACTGCCACAAGTACAAGTCAAGGTGCTGTTTCTTACTCATTATCTCTTGATAAGACTAAGAAAAACTACCTTAAAAGAGTATTAGGATGTGCAGTACAAGATGGTGATACTGCGGTATTCGTAGAAGAGTTATTCTTAGATATGTTCGAAGATGCAAACGACTTAGGAAAAATTAGAGGTGTTAACCAAACACTTATTGAGTACGGTGATGCATTTGATGATTACAAATATGAGTACGCTAATGCTGTTACTCCATGGGTTGTATCTGAACTTCGTGGTACGAACTTACTTAGATTGTTTAGACTTCACACTATCTCTGATGGTAATGCAGCAAACAAAGAATTTAAGATGTCAATTACTAACATCAAACCAGATGATAAAGAATTTGATGTTGTAGTTAGAGTTTACTCTGATACTGATGCTAAACCACTTATTTTAGAGAAGTTCTCTAAATGTACAATGGACCCATCATCTAACGGGTATATAGCAAAAAAAATCGGTACACTTAACGGTGACTTCCCGTCTAAATCAAACTATATCTTAGTTGAGTTAGAAGAGGAATCTGATACTTCTGATGCATTCCCAGCTGGTTTCGTTGGTTACCCAATGAGAGATTATACACTTAATGGGAATACAAATGTTGGTTTACCAGATTTAGAGTACAAAACTAATTACGGGACATTTGAAAACAAGCGTAAGATTTACTTAGGACTTTCTGATACTGTTGGTATTGACCAAGATTTCTTCGATTATAAAGGTGTTCCTAACTCGTCTGAGATAAATATGTGGACTGGATTAACACAAGGTTTCCATATGGATATAGATGCTACTGGTGCAACAATTGATAATGTAGAGATTGTTGTAGATAATACAGGTGGTACTTACTCTCCAATCTACTTATTCGATACGGGTGATGCTGAGTTTAGAACTGATGCTGGTATAGAAGGTACTCCTTATGAGAAAGTTTACGCTAGAAAATTCACATTTGCACCTTATGGTGGTTTTGATGGGTGGGATGTTTACAGAACTAGAAGAACAAATCAAGATAAATACATTATCAACGGTACTAGAGGACAAGCTGGACTTTTAAATGGTACGTTCTCAAATATAGCACTTACTAATGGTGATACAGGAATAAATTCTGATTACTATGCATACTTAGAAGGTATCTGGACATTCAATAACCCAGAAGCTGTTAACATTAACGTGTTTGCAACTCCAGGTATTGATACAACTGACAATACTAACTTAGTTGAAGAAACTATCGAGATGATTGAACAAGATAGAGCGGATTCTCTTTATATTGTTACAACACCAGATACTGATTCAGCTGGTGATACATTATTAGCAGAAGATACTGCGGATACATTAGATGGTATGTTTGATAGTAACTATACTGCAACGTACTGGCCATGGATTCAAATAAATGACTCTGAGAATAATCAATATATCTATGTTCCACCAACAAGAGATGTGGTGAGGAACATCGCATTAACTGATAATATTGCATTCCCATGGTTTGCAGTTGCTGGGGTTCAAAGAGGTGATGTTAGTGCTATTAAAGCAAGAGTTAAATTAACTCAAGCAATGAGAGATACGCTTTATGAGGCGAGAATTAACCCAATCGCAACTTTCACAACAGAAGGTATTAAGATTTGGGGTAATAAAACACTTCAAATTAAAGAGAGTGCTCTTGATAGAATTAACGTTAGAAGACTTTTATTACAAGCTAGAAAACTTATTTCTGCTGTATCTATAAGACTTCTATTCGAACAAAACGATGATATTGTAAGAAATCAATTCTTATCACTTGTTAATCCAATATTAGATAACATCAGAAGTGAGAGAGGACTTACAGACTTTAGGGTGGTACTTGACGATGACCCAGAAGCAATTGACAGAAATGAACTTTGCGGAAGAATATTCATCAAACCAACTAGAGCTTTAGAGTTTATCTGTGTAGAGTTCAATGTAATGAACACTGGTGCATCATTTGAAGATATTTAATATCAACATATACAATAAAAAGAAAGGGGCTATATAGCCCCTTTCTTGTTTTATAATAGTATTTATATAAAAAGATAAGAACATGAAGTTATTAATATCAGAATCACAATTAGAAGTATTGATTACGCATATAAACGAAACTAACCAAAATACTAGAGAAGTTCTTGAAGAGGGTTGGAAAGAAGTTGTTTTAGGGACTGCTATGCTTATGGGTATCGGTTTAACTGGTGTTAACGCACAAACAGCTGAGAAAGCCTTAGGTAACGCTGAAGTACTTAGTAAGATTGAGAATACATTAGAGGGTCCTAATATAGAGAAACTGGCTAATACGTTAGAAAAAGGTGGTCTAGAGAATGCTATGGATAAGATTAAAGCTAACGCTGACCAAATTAAAACTAATTTTGAAAATGCAGCTAAAAAGAAAGGTGTTACATCGAAAGTTCAGATTTATAACACTGTAAACCCAAATATGGCTAAGAGTAAGGTAAGGCAAGGTTATGCTGTTTCCGATATTGAAGTGACTAAAGATACTGTTTGGTCATCAAAAGATAAGATTGAATTAGATAACTCTGTAGAAATTGTATTTGATGCTAATATATTTAAGACTGGTACGTTTGATTTAGCTGATAGTGTCTCATCTGAGTTAAAAAATACTATTGAGAGTATAATTATGATGGGTGGAACCATAACGTCAATACAAATAGAATCATCAACAGATACCGAGCCAATAAAAATGGGTAATGAAAAGTTAGCAAAACTTAGGGGTGTAGGTGTTAAAAAGTATTTAACTAGTATTGGTGTATCTGCTGATATGTCGATAAATGCACTGCCAGAACAAGGTCCAGATGTTTATTCAAGAACAATGACATCACAAGAAAGAGAACAAGCTAGAAAAGAAACATCAAAATATAGGTACGTTAAAGTCATAATTAATTCAGTTGCTGAACCTAAACCGCAAAAGGAAGAGAAAGCTTTCGAGGTTATAGAAAAAGTTAAATATGAATTAGTTAGAGTTAACAATATGAATAGTGGAACTATTAAACTTAAGGGTGGTAAACACTTAAGTAAAACAACTAAGAAATTTAAACTTAAGAAATGTAAGGTTAATGGTAAATCATTAAAGTGTTCATTTCAAAATTAATTTGCGAAATTCTGAATCCAAGTAGTACCATTAGTATATACTGATATAAACTTAGCGTTAGGGTCTAATAAGTTAGTTCTATGACCTCTAGATGAGATACCACTATCAACTAATAACATTACAATAGTAGGTGTAACCATTCCGTTATCGTTAGCGATGTTTTCGGTTATATTGTTAACTTTAATATTAATCATTCTTTCTGGTGCTAAATCCCCATTTTTACTTTTGTGTGTAGAAGACTTAATTGATTTCAAGTATTTTCCATGTGCTTTAGTTACTAGATACATATCATGATTTGCAACCAACTTATTTAATGGTTTAGTATTTTTTAATAATACAATTAATTCTTCCGCAGCAAGTATTTGTCTTTTAATGTTAGTGTTTGATACTAACCCACCCTCAGCAACCATCCTTAATTTTTTATTACACATTGAAATGTAGTTCTCAATTTTAGGAATGTAAGATAAAGGATTTACTCTTAATCCATTAATCTCATTAACCATAACTAATTCTCTATCTGTGAACGAGTCAGATTCTTGTGAGTATGATACTAAACTAAGCATTAAAAATATTGTTGTTAATATGTTTTTCATATGTTTATATTTTAATATGATACAAATATAATAATAAAAAACACTTAGTCCAAGTTTTTTAGTGCTTTTTTTTAAACTTACTAATATTTATAGTAGAATACAAAGATAAAAAGTTTTTCGAAAAAACGAAGTTTCTATGTATTTATTATTAAATAACAGAAAGAAAATTTAAAAAACAATATTATGGCCGATTTATTAATGAAAATGCCTGTTCCTTATGAACCTAAAAGAAAGAACAGATGGCTCCTAAGATTTCCAGCGGATTTAGGTATCCAAGAATGGTGGTTAGCTTCTGCTTCTAGACCTTCAATAGAACAAGACGAAGTGGAAATTCCATTCCTTAACACATCTACATGGGTAATCGGTAGATTCAAATGGAGTTCAATTGATGTGACATTTAGAGACCCGATTGGTCCTTCTGCTGCACAAGCAATTATGGAGTGGGTAAGACTTCACTCTGAATCAATTACTGGTAGACAAGGTTATGCTGCTGGATACAAAAAAGATGTAGAGTTAGAGATGCTTGACCCTACAGGTGTAGTAATCGAGAAATGGGTACTTCAAGGAACAATGTTAACTAATGTTGGGTTTGGTGAATTATCAATGGATGATGATTCAATCGCTGATATTACAGCAACACTTAGATTCGATAGAGCAATCTTATTATTCTAATATAAATTAATGTTATTTTTATTAAGAAAGCTGTACAATGTATGGCTTTTTTAATTATATATTAATATTTATTATTAAAGAAATAGTTATGAAAAAACATATAAAACCAAATAGTTTAATTAGAAATGAAAAGGAAAAGCTAGTTATAGAGAACTTTACATCAGTAATGAAAAAATTAGATACTACTTTTTTAATTGAAGGTGATGATTCAAAAGGTCTTTGGGATAATATTCACGCTAAGAGAAAACGAGGTGAATCTCCAGCTAAGGCTGGTGATGAGGATTATCCAGACAAGAAGTCATGGGATAAGGTATCTAAGTCAGAATCTCTATCTGAATCTGAATATGATGAGGCTTGTGATGTTATGGAGAATATGACGTTTGTTTCAGAGGGTGATAAATATTGTATGGGTGAGATGGATTATGAAACATTAGATGAGTCAAAAATTGAAGAAGCGGAATATCAAGGAAGGAAAGTTAGTCTTGGTAAACCAATGGCTGGTGATGTGAAAAAATTTAAGGTTTATGTTAAGAACGATAAGGGAAATGTAGTTAAAGTTAATTTTGGTCAAAAGGGTGTTAAAATTAAAAAGAATAACCCAGAAAGAAGGAAGTCATTTAGGGCAAGACATAATTGCGATAACCCAGGTCCAAGAT